ATTGCTAAACAAAAGATAGCTATCCACTTGATCATCACCAAGAATTGAAAAAGACTCTTTGACTTTAGCGAGTGCAAAAACATTTTTACCTTCCTTTAATGAACCAGCGCAGTTCATTTCCATATCACCGGCTAGAACAAATTCTGAAAAGAATTCAAAAGCCTCAGTGTTTTGAACTGGGTTCCAGTCATCACCAACCATATCCAATACTTTGGAATCGCTAGTACGTACTAGAGCTTTTTTACCTGGGATTGAGATGCCAGAGACAGTCTGGACTTCTTGCTTTTCTACTTCCCAATCAAGTCCAGCTTTTGCCATGATTTGACCAGGAGTAAGATCGTTTGAAACTTGTGCTCCAAGACCATGCCAAGGTGTTTCACCTGCATATGCCATTTGAGCTTGACCATTAATAATTTCGACTTCGTGTGCCATAATATAATTCCTCCATTTGATATAATAATACTATCATATATCAAATAGATTGTAAACAAAAAAGTGAGCAGAAATCAAAAAAAGTGCAAATTAATTATAGCCTAATCTAGCCACATATTTTAATTCATCATCTAGCATTTCAGCTTCTCTAGCTTTCCATGCAGCTTCAAAACCTACTTCACCGTAAACAGCTCTTTCATTGTTTCCCCACAGTCGCGCCAGATATGAATTGTATGTTTTTTCCACTTGTTCATCTGACCAACTCTTATCAATCAACTTACCTTTTATTAACCAATTAAATCTATTGGCTTCTTTACGTATGAACTGGGAACACATAGCAACTCCTTATTTTGGGATATGTTGCTATATATAAAATGTTAGCGTTAACGTTACCGGTAACATTAAAATTTATTTTCTTCTTCTTTTGTTTTATATTGCCACTCATCTGTATGCCCTACTGACCACTTAGGTTCAGTTTCAACAGCATAGTTTTGAGTACAGACTTTAAAATCCGGTCTCTTTAATTTATCTGGTGTTAAGGAGCTATCTCGCCAGAGAACCCGGTTATTAGGCTGAGCAGCGAATTGACCATTGTCGAGTCTAATAATGTTAAATGATTTGTGCTCAGGGTCGTGTTCTGAGAAGTTGGTGTCAAGGGTGGAAGTATCTCGGTGACAATTATCGATGGTAAATTCGTATTCACCAGCGTGCATGCGTTTGTCTTTACCAAAAAATTCGCATCGTGACAAGATTGGTTTTTGGACAACGGTAATGTCGTAATCAAAACAATCCCAAAGCTGAAGCACATCAAGCGGAAGAAGCTCACCATGATCAGTCTTCCAAACGAAAGCCGAGATTGGTAACTTGTCATAGAGAGCTCCATAGTCTGTAAGTAATGTTTCGAAATATAATGCTTTGTATTGTACACTCTTTACGCTAATCCAAATTCCTGGTGTAAATTCTCCGTGGCCTTTTTCCAAATCATAAAGATATTCTTTTCTAACATAAACATTAATAGGTGGTAACGGGTGTACAAGAAATGCCAAAACTTATCCTTTCTTCCAGATTGTCCAAGCGCCATAAGCAATTGCAATACCTGCAGCTATTTTTGCAAGTGGTGCTAAGAAAAGAACCATAAGACCCAGAGCTACCAATGCTGCTCCATCCCATGATGTTCTTTCCTTCATTCTATCTTTTATCCAGTTCATCTAATCTCCTTTCGATCTCATCGATTTTCTTTGTGATTTTTGGATACTTTTTTCTCCAGGCGTCATCAGGCTGTTCTAACCAAGTCCACCCAAAGCGTTCTACTAAATAATCTAGTATCTGATCCAGCTTAGCATAAGCCCATAAGCCAGCTTTTGTTTCTTTGAAATATGCCAAGAATGCTGCGCCAGCAACAGCACCAAGGATACTAGTATAGATCCATAGTGTGTCGTCAAATAATCTGTCAATCATTTGTCTGCCATTTCTGCAATAGCTTCTTCATGATCTTCTTGAGACACAATACCTTCACTTAATAGTCTTTCTCTATTTTTCATGTGTTGAGCTTGTACCTCTTCTTTTGATCCACCGAAATATGGAACGCAGTGTCCTTCTTCAATAAGAACTTCTGTTACCATTCTCTGTTGACCTTCCCATTCTTCTACTACAAAGTCACCAAGGATACGTCCAAACTTTCCTTTCATATCCTCACCATTCTTTGCAATTTGAGTTTTTAGGATTGCAGTTTCACCTAATAATTCTTGTAGTCTGTGTTTAGCAGCTTTACCAAACAATTTCTCTACTTTATCAGATGTTCTACTTTCTGGTGTATCAATTCCCATAATTCTAACACGTTCGTCAGATAATACTACACCAAATCCTAATTCGATATCGACGTCGACAGTATCTCCATCTACGACTTTTAAAACTTTACATCTATATTCGTACACTATAATCCTCCATAAGTGTCAACTAAAGCTGGTCCAAACAATGTCATTACCCACATTAGCACACCTATGGCGAAGATGCCAATGAGTAACCATTTCATTTTAAAGTCATCGACCTTCATTTGTAGTCCAAGAACTTCATTACCTAAAATTCTAATAGCAAGTTCGAACTTTCCCTCAGGATGATCTATTGCTTCAATTGCGTTTTTCTTTTCTCCTTCAGCCATCATTTTGCTCCGTATATGTTATATAGTTCATCATCCCATGATCCGCGGCTCCATCAAACTTAGTTCCGTTTTTCCATGCAGCACGACGACCTCTCCATCCATCTTTAAATCTTTGCCACTTAGTCATCTTACGGATGTTGCCGTGAAAATTAATATAACGTAGTGTGCCATGATGTCTATATCCCATAAATGCAAATGGAACTTTAGGTACAATATCATTATTGTTTACATGTCTGTAATGAGGACATGTAATTGCTTTTACAAACTTTTTAGATCCTACTCTTGGAGATCCATAAGTGTATAATGAATCTACATCGTCAAACCTAGAAGCTGCAACAGTAGCCATTGCACCACCTAGTGAATGTCCACAAATAAAGAACTCTTGTGTTTTTAAAATAAAATGTTTTTCTTTGTGAGCTACAATTTCTTCCCAAATCTTTTCTAATTCATTTTGGAATCCATTGTGAACTCTACCACCAGCTTGAGCTTTATCTGGCCATGCATTTAAATCGGCTTTTATATCAGAAAATTCATCTGGTTCAGTGCCTCTAAAACACAGCACATACATATTTTTATTTACTATAGCATGGCATTGCGCGCCATCTTTTTCAATAAAAGCGTGTTTAGTAAATCCTAGTTTACGATATTTCGGCTTTGCTTCTGGGCCATCTTCATATGCTATACCAGCGAGCTTGGCCATTAGACTACAATGTTCAATCATGTTCCGCTCTCCATTTTACTGGTATTTATTCAATCATTAAGCGGGTTATCCAAAGCCTCTTGTAATTTCTCATGAATGTCTTTATCAAGTTGTCTCATCGCTGCATCAATACGTTCTTCAGTCTCTCTCATAGTATTACGAACATCTTTTTCTGACTCACGAATCACAGCCTCCACTTCACGAATAGATGATGTTACATCTTTCTGAACCTGATTCATTTCATTGCGTACACCTTCGAGTGTAGCCTCAATAGAGTTTTGTGAATCCTTTACTCTATCTTCAGATGCATCAGTCTTATCCTCTAATCTTTCAACTAGCTTTTCCATTTCTAATACATCTTGTCTTAAATCTGATTTAATGTCACGTGTGTATTCAATTGCTTCTTCGATACGAAGCATTTGTTCGTCCATCTTTAACATTACTTTTGCATTCTCTGCTGCAATTGCATCTACATCAATGTTTTGAACAATCTCTTTCATATCCATATAGTCTTTGTAAAACTCAAAGCCAGCCCATAAACCGCCTCCGAGTGTAGATAGAGCAGTAAGAACAGCAAACATCTTACCACCCCTAAACGTAGTACCTGCAAATTCAAACTCTGCCATTTAATTTCCCTCGTATTGTTGTCTTACCATCTCTCGATGTGTTGCGTCTGATGCACCGTTAAAGAATCGTGCATTTGGATTATCATAGTTTTTTTGGCCTGCATATATGTCTTTTGGTTTATAAAAGTCAGCATCAGCCATTTGTGGTTGTTGGTATGCTCTAAAGTTTGGATTGTAACCTAATAGAGCAGCTTGAGCATCTTCATCATCACTACCGGCTAAGGCTGCTGCAACTAGTTCATCTTCCTTTTCATTAGATACTGGTTCATCCAATTCTTCTTCTTGTTGAGATTCTTCAATTTGTTCTCTTACAATATTTTGTTCTAGTCTTATAAGATTTAATACAGCATCATTTATAGCCTGATCAAGTGCTGCAATCTCGTATGAGTCCACAGCTATTTCTATTGATATTTTATTTTGTTCTAAGTTTTGTGATTTTGATAATATACTGCTAACACTAATATTACCATCATTTGATAGTAAATCAAACCCAGCTGATTCTAATGCTTCTTGATTGGCTTGCTCTGCTTGCTGTTGTGCTTGTTGATTAGTTTGCTGGGATTGTTGAATATCACTTTGCAAAGAAAATGTTGTTGCTGCTAAAGTATTATTAATTGTAGAATCTGCTTCTGCTAATGCACTTGCTTCTGCATTTCTAGCAACAGATAATGCATCTACATTTGATGTTTCTTCTTCAGGTTGAGCTTCTGCGATTTCTACTGGTACTTCTTCAATTATAGCTGCTGGTTCTTCTAATGACTCTAATACCGCTAACTCATCTTCTGATAAAGGAATAGATCCAGTAGACTCAATAATTACTAATTCTTTTATTGCTGGATCTTCTGCTGGAGCTTCACCAATAAATCCTTCACAGGTAGGATCTACAATAGGGATTTGCTTACAAGGATCTTGAGGTTCAACAACTAATATACTGTAAATCCCAGCAGAACCAAATTCTGGCCCATAATAACCCGCCCAATAGCCTGCATCATATGCTTCTACTTCTAATGTAATCGTATCGATCTTATCTCCCGTAATAAACGGATCGTACCAATGCATACCATACTTTTGCTCCCAATCGTAAATATAGTAAGAATAATCCCACTCGCGCTCGTCTAATACATTACCATCTTTATCTTTTACTGTTACAGTTACAATAAGTGGATCAGCAGAAGATTGATTTTGTTCAACAAAATAATTGGTATCAGCATTTTTCACTCTCCACTGCCAACGATAACCTACTACGGTTATACCAGCAATTTTAAGAGCCTCGGCTATAGCATCTTGTGTTTGAGCAATAACAGTCTGACCATATCCAAACGTATATGTTCCATCAATACCATTTGCGCATTGTCCACCCGATGTACCATTCCATTCTCTCGTTTGAACAAGTAAGCAGCCAGTAGTAGCTTCATAATCATTTGGAACAATAATTTGATCCATATAAGCCAGACCTTCGTCCATCAAGTCAATATCATCAGGTGAACCATAAAGGGTACTCTGATCAATATCGTCTTGGGTCAGCTGACCATCGTAAGTATATTCTTGGCTATAGGACGAGGAGGATAGCCAGAAGAATACCACCGACAGTAATAGCAGTCGTTGTATCATTCTTTTCCTTTCCGTCATCTACAGGCTGACGCTCGGGATCATTATCCCACAATGCTTGAGCAGTAGCACCAATTTCTCCTTTATAAGGACAAGGTGTACCAGCCATTTCCATAGCTTTATACACGGTTTCTTCTTGGCACATTAGAGCTACTGCAGCAACTTTCATCCCCATATTATAGAGAGTCTTTGCATTTTTAAGGCGTTCACAGTTAAGATCACGTACGTGACCACCACCAGATACACCCAAAATTTGAGTTTGAACTGCTGCTGAGTACGAAATCGTACACGTGTCATTACCACCTGATTGAATCGATGGTGCCATAGCTGATGCGGGAGGAGATTCTATCTTTTGAGTGACTTCACTTTTATTTACATTAATATTGGTGTTTCTATTGTCACTCTGACTTTTACTATCAATTGTTGTATTGTTAGTATTATTATTTGTATTTGTATTATTACTTACTGATTGACTGTAATTGTAATTTATATTTGTATTTGTATTATCGGTCGTTACATTACTTGTTGAATTTACAGTTTGGTCAATTGTAGAATCATTAGTATTTGTGTTAGTATTGGTATTTGTGTTAGTGTTAGTATTTGTGTTAGTGTTCGTACTGGTACTGGTGCTATCACTGGTACTAGTGATGGTTGTATCATTAGTATTGGTATTTGTATTAGTATTTGTACTATCAATAGTGCTAGTATTGGTATTTGTATTATCGGTCGTTACAGTACTAGTTGTAGTATTTGTTGTGGTGCTATCTGTTTCAACATAGCTGGTGGAATCAAATAGTCCATCTGCATCATTGGTAACTGTTTGCGATAGTGCAGTAGTTGCCATCATTACGAAGAAGGCACCAAGTAGATGCTTCTTCATGGTCGTATCCTCTCTGTTATTCAATACTATTTATAAATCGAACTTTATTTATAGGTGTCAATAATTTGACAGTGCCTTATGTCATTTTTTTGACACTAAACACCTTTTTTTGGTGGTAGCCATTCAATACAACGTATATCAACAACTTCAAATGATTCTTGGTCAAACATATACCACAACATTTCACCTTGTTTTACAAGTGAAGCATGACAAATTTCTTCGGTAGGAAAGGAGTTTGGACTTCGATATACTATACAATTTTTGTATTCTTGTGGCTCTCCTATTAAACATAAGAAAAAGCCTGCTGTGTAATATCCTAATAAGTCCATAGTAAGTTCCTAACTGTAAATGCATCCTACTATGTGTACTCTAAAATTATCAGAAGCATTCACAGCAGTGTGTCTTAGTGTTGTATTTGTAAGATAAATCTTCCCTGGTTCAAGATAATAATTCCTATCCTCTATTGCCATAAAACATTTGTCATTTGTAATTAATGGAATATGAATTCGTTTGGTAAGATCCTCATGAATAGTCAAACATGTTTTAGGATTACTTTTCATAATCCTTGTACGTTTCATTCCATACTTTTCCATTATACGATTTATTGTAGGTAATTGAAACAGTGGATATTTAAAATATGTTTCTGGATATTGTAATTGACTTCCCTTTCCAACTGAACTTTTCCATTCATCAGCAGGATCTAGATCTGGCTTATGTCCTTGTAAACCAACTTGTTCAATATCTTTCCATCCAGAATTTAAAAACATCTTAACAGAATTGGCTTCTTCAAGTATTTTTTTTAAATCAATGTTTTCTTCAAGTACTTCAATATGCATAATTACCTCAAATAAAAATGGGGAGCTAACCGTGGCTCCCCGCGCGTCCATTACGGAACGACCCGATATACTATTATATATCAGCTTAGAATTTAAAGCCTACACCAATCTCTACGTCTGACATTTCTTCAGTCTCAAAGTTGTAGCCTGATTCGACATATGCTGTTGATGTTAGACCCATAAGACCTAGACCATACTCTGCACCAAAGTCTAGAGTTGGTAGTTCGTCATTGTTTAATGTGAACTCGTTGTCGTATAGAACGAAGTCCATTTCTGCTGATAGACCAAAACCTGCGATGTCATAACCAACACCTGGTGTCAATGTTGTTGTCATTGTTTCTGCGTCTACATTGTAACGGTTGTCTAGTTCTGCACCGATTGAGATGCCTGTTGCTCCGATTTCTGCTGCTTCTGCTTCTGATGCGTGCATGCATGCTGATAGTACTAATGCTGTTGCTGCTGCGATTGCGAATTTCATTTCTTTTACCCTTAATGAATGTTAATAATATTAGTGCCACACTTCTGTTGCTAGGCAGTGGCCTCCCCCTGTGTTTATGCTGCTAGAGCAAAACCAGATGGTGCAAAGTTATCGTTTGCATTTGTGTTTCGTAGACTCAAATACCAGTCGATCCTATTTCAGCCCCATAAAAACACACTGTTAAACTTTCAGTGATGGAGAGTGATTTCTCCCAGTGTGTTTATGGTGGAGCTGCTCGGTACCGCCCCGAGGTCCTGAATACCCTCTAACATCTACGAGAATACTTATATCACATATCCTAGATGACGTAAACAGTTAAATATGTTTTTATTTTAGTGTATCTTTTGTGTTACACCTCATTATCATGTACATAAAGCTGTATTAAAGCATAGTGTAATACCTTCATGAGATCTTTACGAGCATCATTATGAGTACCCTTTTTGCCATAGCGTTGAGCATATTTAAGTACGTTTCCAATACAGAAACCTGTACCATGACCTCCGTCAATAATAAACTCAGTTGCTTGGAATTTATCTTTTGCATAGTGCTGACCATATGTTGAATCAATATAGTCTTTGAATTCTGCTATTAATTCACCTTCATTGAACTTGTAGTCAATGCTCATACTGTATCCTTTTCATAACAAATTTGATATATTATACATCATAACCTAGAAATCGTAAATAGCGAATTACAATATTTTTATTATGTGATATTATTACCACATAACCATTAGTGTCATAAGCTACGTATTTTTTCCTGTGAAATTCTAATCTCATCTAGCTTTCTTAACATTTCGATGTGATCTTTTAATCTAAGTTTTTCCTTTTTAGCATCTTTTAACTGCTTCATAGCAGTCGAGCTACGATCCAGCCGGCGGCCGTTTTCAATCTTTTCTACTATCTCGGATTGCTCTGCGTGTCTTTGCTCTAACCATGCGATCTTCTTTTGAAGTTCTTTTTCCATAGCCTAGCTCCTTCATAATATTCATTCGTTGTTCATCACTATATCTAGACCATTCACTGATCTGTTCTATGGTTCTACCACAGCCTTCGCATACCTTTGTATACGTATTTATTCTGCATACAGATATACAAGGTGTAGTGTACATTATTTTTTAGATTTCTTTTCCCATTTACCATCCCACACATAGAAGATGTGAGCACCAATTACTTTGCTCACTTCCATGTATTGATTCCAGTCTGGATTTACATACGTAGCATGATAAAAGGTTGCCCCCTGAGTTGGGTCTACAACGTTACCAATCATAACATCTCGTGCTACAATTGCAGCTCTTTTAAATGCTACAGGATCATTTGGGGTTTGATCCTTCTCTAGCCATGTCCAGCTAAATTGTTTTGGTTCATACACAACAGAACAAATATCATTTGGCCAGTTACTATGAGCTACACGATTCAATGTAACTTGCGCGACTGCTATTTGTCCTTCAATTGGTTCACTGCGAGATTCGTAGTATATGTTCTTTGCCATACACTCAACCTCTTTGGCATCCAGTTCTG